CACAACACGGATGCCCGGTAGGCCGTCAGTGAACTGACGGCAGGTAGAGGTTGTAAAGCGGTCACCATCCAGCACAAAGCCATGCAGGCGGTGATCTTGCAACAGAACATCGCGCATGTACGTCAAGCACTCTGCCGCACCGTCGTAGGGAACGGTGTCGCCGCCATCATGGCCGCCCTTTACGTAGTGACCAACGAGAGCAATCGGCGCACTCAATGTCCACTTTGGGGACTGAACAAGCGCGGTGGCCCACTTGTCGAGTAGTCCGGTGAGCGCAGTGCTTTTACCTACACCGGGCGCTCCGACGACGTAAAGCACGGTCTTCACAGCGCACCCCTGGCCTTTGCTTTTTGCAGCTCTGCCTGCGGGCTGCCGCAGCCGACGATGCCCTCTCGGTAGTAAGCCACAAGGCTGATGCGATACCAGTCCTCGTCTTTCTCTCCAACCATGTTGGTCGGCAGGGTGTTGCCATGCCACACAGTCGGGTCAAAGAACAGAACGTCGCCGTCGCGCAGGTGGGTAGCCACACGGTACTCTGGAACGACGAGATCGAATCCGTCGAACTGACCCTTTGACAAGACGACAAGGACACCAAAGCCTTCTTTGAGGTCGCCACCATCTCGGTGGTAGGCAGCCGGCACTGTGTTGTTGACGGTAATCGTAGTGAAGGGTGTGCCAGGAATGACCCACGCTGGGTCTGACTTGTCCACCACTTCCATCTGCTGCTTCCATCGCAGCGGAACAGTGCGTCGATAGAGTGCGCCGACGTCCCTAAGCATCGGCTGCAGACTGGCCCATTGATCAGGGAAGGAGCGCAGGAATGCTGTGGCCCTGCAGAACGGATGCCGGCCGCCTTGCGGCTCAAAGAAGCCGGCAATGCAGCTCGGCACACTCATCACGTTGCCTTGCTCATCGTATGTCCGGCTCTGCTTCGCCACTGTGCCATCTGCGTTGACGGCCTTGGCTGCAATGCCGCCAGCGTAGTCAGCGCGGTTGTCGCTTGTGAAGCGACGCATCCAGTGCAGTGTCGGCCTTGCTTGTTCTATTGCCTCGCTGTTCAGCTTGCCGCGTCGGACAAACAGCAAAGGTGATCCATCCGGCCCATACAGGTCGCACTCACCAGTAACCAGCATGTCGAACTGGCTTGCCTGCGGGTGCCTGCCCTTCCATGCAGCCACTTCATGCTCAGGCACCTTGGTCCGTAGGACCGCCCGCATCAGTCCTTCCAATCGCCGGCTGCCGTCAGCACAGCACGACGCACGGTGTCGGTGATGTTGTCGGTCACGTACTGGTCGGCAAGCTTGCGCACGGCCATCTGAAAGCCGTCGATGGTTTCATCATCCAAGAACAGCTGGACAAGGCGAACGCTGCTGGTCGGCATCGGCGCAGGAACGGTGTGCTCGGGCGTAGCGGGCATGACGGACGACGTGACAGGGGAAGCAGGCTGATCGGTCTGTGCGGCAGTCAGCTGGTTGATTGGAAGTTTGCTGGTGTCGCGCGGCGGCGGCTCTTCCAAGTGCATCTGATCGACTTCACCAACATAGGCGGCCACCAAGGCGTCCAGCTCAGCCGTGTTGAAGCCCAGGTCCTCGACAACGAAACCATCCAACGCCGACAGGTCGGCAAGGTGCCGCGCCAGCACAGCTTCATCCCATCCGGCCAGTTCGCCCGTGCGGTTCAGTGCAATGGAAAGCTTGCGAGCCTCCGTGTCGCTGACATCAAGCAACGCCACGCGGGCCTGCTTCCAGCCAAGGGAGCGCATGGCCTCTGCACGTCCGTTGCCGCCGATCACCATCATCGTGGAACGCTGAACCAGCAGCGGCTCTACCTGACCGTGCTCTCGCAGGCTGGCTGCGATGGCCGCGATGTTTCGCGCATCGTGCGTGCGCGGATTGGCAGGGTCGGGGCGCAGTTCAGAAAGCGCCACGGTCGTCAGGTTCAGCTCAGTGGTCGGCATCGAATACTCCAGTTGTCAGTTTGCAAGGCCAGCCAGCAGGCTGCCAGCGGCGGCCCCCACACCGCAGGCCAGCGCAGCAAGCAAGTAAGCCCATAAGGGCGCCGGGGGCACTTGCGGGGCATAGTGCGGGCGCGGTGGTGCCAGCACCAGCAATAGCTCGGTACGATCACCACGAGCTGCCGGCAGACTGGCGATGACTTTCCATCCTTCTGACAGCAGTGCCGCCAGTGCAGGACTGCGCACGCTTGTTTCCGGGTCGTCCATCGGCAGCGATAGGACCGTAGCTCGCTCTGGCAGATTGCTTGTCGTCACAGCGGCACCGTCGCCGTAAGATTGGAAGGTACGCACTGCTTTCCAACAATCAGTCCGCGCACTGCGCCATACACTTGCACCCAAACGATGCGCTCATTCCTATGGAAGATGGAATGCTGCTGCTCCATGCGAGTGTATTCGCGCAGATCTCTTGCGGACACGCTCCCCAGTGTTGCACCTTGCACGATGTCGCCATGCTCCAGCACTACCTGCTCTCGCGTCGAACCGTTTAGCATGAAAATCACCTTGCACTGCACTTGATAGGTGGTCACGCCTCTGCCGTTGTCGGCCCCGCGTTTGTGATTGCGTGCTCCAGTGCAGCTTCCCAGACCTCGGGGTCAAGCTGCCAGCTGTAGTCAGGCAACGCTTGCAGCTTTTGTTCAGCATACAGCAGGCCGATTGCCGTGATTACGTCGTGCCAGCTTGCACGCACACCGGCATGAGCACAGCTGACCGAGTAGAACGACACAAGCTCGCTCATCGCCTCGCCAGGAGGAGGAACCACGTCCAACACCGTTGCCGGCTTTCCGGTTCCCAGGTCCACCAGCGACACGCCCTCGTCCAATGACTCAAGATGCAGGCTTGTTCCATCCTGATGGACAACAATGCCAGCCATCAGCTCTGTTCCATGCTGGACGACAACCAGCCTGCCAATCAAGCCACCCACACTTTGAGCGGGCCGCTGCCCAGCGCCCACAGCTTCCGCAACCGTCAGTCGTGCAGCGTGCTGTGTCGTCAAAGACACCTGCAGCACTTCGTCAAGCTGATACACAACATCAGTCGCCGCTCTTTCCAACAGTCCGTGCACGCGCACGCGCACCACCAGCACTGCCTGTGATGCCGTCACGCTGACCGTAGCCTGCCGCACCTCGGCATGACCTCGCGCAAGGTGACGCCCGTCCTCTGCGGATAGCTCCAACGCACACAGGTCAAAGCCCCCGGTTGTGCTCGCCTTGCCACGCGCACCATCACCACCACTGGCGAATGCTCGTGCAGCACCGGGCACGTAGCTGTCCACCAATGCAGCCGCCTGTTCGTCTGGAACCTCAATAGAAAGGTCGTAGTCCCACACGATGCCGGCGCCATCCCTCCGAGGGGTGGCGCGGACCAGTCGCATGACCGCGCTGGTCGGTAGGTTTCGCAGATCGAGCATCAGCCCTCCTGCAGAAGTCATAGGGCGTTTGCTTCCAACGCGCACAGGTGACTTACGCAGCCGACTGATCCACACTTGTAGCCGTTGCGACCCGTGCAGCCAGAACAACCCTGATGCTGCTCGCGTGCCATGCACTACCGATACGGGGCAGGTGTCCCGCTTCCAACAGCAGCGCGCCCACCCGGCGCAGGCTGTTCCCCTCGGCGTGCAGCTGCTGCGCCAGCACGATGGCTGCCTGCTCGGCAGGCACCGGGTGCAGCTGCCCCTCGGCGTCGGCCTGCCACCCATAGGGCGCGCGCCCGCCCGTGTACGCACCCTCTGCCTTCATGTGCGCCATCGCCGCGCTGGTGCGCTCTCCGATGGTTTCACGCTCCCACTGTGCCACGGACATCAGCACGTTGAGGACGAGCCGCCCGCCTGCCGTGCGGGTGTCCACCTGCTCCTGCACCGACAGCAGCGCCGGGCCGTCCTTGCGCCCGAACCAGCCGTCCAGCAGCGCGCCCAGGTCGCGCACGCTGCGCGTGAGGCGGTCCAGCTTGCACACCAGCAGGGCGTCAGCCTTGCCGCTGTCCAGCATGGCCAGCGCGCGCTGCAGGCCCTCGCGCTCCAGCGTCTTGGCGCTTGCGCCCGCGTCCACCACCACCTCGACCAGCTCCACGTCGTAGAGATCGGCGTAGAGCTGCACCTTGGCGCGCTGTGCGTCAAGGCTTACGCCAGTATCTGCTTGTTTGTCTGTGCTCACGCGCAGGTACGCGACGGCACGGGTGCGAGTGATGTTGCTGGTCTTGCGGCTCATTATGTCGGCCCCATTGCTATACCACAAGGGTAACATGCAACCCGTTACGCTTGCAATAGGCGCACTGCAAGTTTTTACTGTTCCACTGCACGACTAAACCCGTCATGCGCTCGGGTCAGTATGTGCTGCGAGCGCGGAGCCACGCCCAGAACGGCCGGCTGGTGTGCCCTCCCAGGTGTCGGCATACACGCAGCTTTCCGGGTCATAGAACTGAACGACGCGCGCGCCTTGTAGACCGAACTCTGATCGGCACTTGTCCACGTAAACCGCCGTCGCGGGGTGCTGCACTGCCCGTCCTGGCAAAATGCGCTCTACCACGATGCCTACGTGTGCATCCTGTCTGATGGCGCTCGCGCCTTTGAGGTCACCGAGCATGACGCGGCGCTGTTGCGTCACTGACAGGTTGTTGGGGTGGCAGATTAGAACCAGCGTCACTTCCCTTTGCACCGCAAACACAGCCATCTTGCGCACAGCATCCTCAATGGCCCTGCGCTCATCCTCTGCCCCTGTCACAAGGAAGCCGAGGTGGTCAATGACTGCCATCTTTACACCACGCCGCCGGACGGCGTAGCCGACAGCCTCCAGCACTTGCTCCACACCAAGCTCGCCGTAGTGATCCAGCACGTAGATTGGCAGCTGGCCCAGCTGCGCCATCGCCGCGCGCCGTTCGTGCTCGCTTGCATGTGAAAAGTCGCCACCCAGCTGTGCGCGCAGCAGCTTCTGCACCGTGCCGATTGGGCGCTGTTCGAAGCTGGTCAGCATCACGGGCACGCCGCGCAGTGCCTGCTCGCGCGCCACCCACGTCGTCCACGATGTCTTGCCGGCTGCCGTGTCGCCCGTCACAACCACAAGGCCGGGACGCCAGCCGCCCAGCGCCTCGTCCAGCTTGGCGCTTCCAATAGGCAGCCCTCGCAGCTCAGCCGGTCGCTGCACCAGCTGCTCGATTGCATCGGCGTAGGCGTCTACGCGGACAAGCTTGACGTCCAGCATCGGCGCTGCGGCATCAAGCGCAGCGTGGACCGTCCGCTGACCAACGCACGCTGCAAGGCAGTCGGCGGCATCCTTTGCCGGTAACTTGACGCGACTACACCTTTCCCTGCCAAGCTTAGCGGCAAGTGCCAGGGCGCCCTGCTCGCCTGCATCATCAGCATCGTATGCCAGTAGAAAGGAGCGGTAAGGCTCCAATGTGTCCAGCCATTCGTCCAACCACGTGCCTGCACCAGCAGTGCCCGTGACCACGTTGGACCGCAGCCCGTACTGCCAAAGTGCGAGCACGTCCAGCTCACCCTCGGTTACGATCACTTCACTGTTTGGATCACCATCAAGTTGATGAATGCCAAACAGTGTGCTCGTGGCGCCTGGGCATCGTAGGTATATCTTTTTCACCTGCCCGGCCTTGCAGCGATCACACCCAGCGCCGCCGCACCGCAGGCATGTGCCTGGAACGCTACGGAAGCGCATGTTCATCGGCTGGCCTTGTGCATCCAGCACCGGCAGCGCCACGTACTGCTCCAACACTCGACCGTCTGCTGCGCGCAAAAAGTGTGCACCAACGCGCCAGTGTTTCAGTGTCTCGTCACTAAACCCGCGCCCCTGCAGGTAGGCGAGCACCTGTGCACCCTCGTCTGCCCATAGCGCCGCCTCACACTCGGCTGGTAGGTCTGTCCTCCATCCAAACGGGCCGCCCTGTTGCGGGGTGGGTGCCACAACCCCGGCAGGCCCCGTAACAGGCCCCGGCGCGCCAGCGGCGGCCGGTGTAGCCGGTGCCGGTGTGGGCAGCCTACGCACCGCAGGCGCGCCCTTAGCGGCTGTGGTGCGCCCCGCGTCGTCGGTGGTGCACCAGCCCTGCGCCGCGCACCGCTCACGTAGCTGCGTGCGCTGCTCGGGCGACAGCTCACGCAGCCGCCCGCCCAGCCAGCCCAGCGCCAGCAGGTCGGGCACGTCGCCCGACGCATCGCACCGGAAGCACCGCCAGCCTTGGCCGTCCGTGCGCGCTCCAAGCGGGCCGCGCCGGTCATCGGTGCCACGCTGCTCGGCCTTGCACGACGGGCAAGGCGTCAAGCCAGAACCACGTGTCACACGTAGATTGATGGCCTGAGCCGCCTGCGCCACGGTGGCCGCGCCCTTTACTTCGTCAATCCAGCCCACCGTCGCCTCCATCCAGCAGGTGCGCCACGTGCTCAACGTTGATCAGTTGGTACACGTTGTCACCGTCCTCGTTGCGCTCAACCATCACAATGTCAGCTCCGTACCCGCGCAGTTCGCTGATACGGCTGGAATACTTCAGCGCCAGCTCAGCCAGCTCGTGCGTGCGCACACCCTCGGCGCCGCGCCGCACGAACAGCTGCAGCATGGCGGCGCACTGTGCCGCCAGCCTGGGCGGGCGCGGGTCCGGGCTGGTGGTGGTGCCCGCCGGGCCGCGCCGCCGATACGCTGCCAGCGGCCCCAGGTCCGTACCATCGCCGCCCGCTGCCGGCTGCTGCCGCGCCGCCCACTGCTCCACCAGCTGCAGGCGGTCGGCCAGCTTGCCGAGGCGCAGCAGGTTGTCCAGACCCAGGTACGTTCGCCGCTGGTCGTTCTGGCCACGCCAGAACCGGGCGGCTGGCTCGTCTGCCTCGTAGGCGAACGCCACCAGCTGAACCAGCTGATCGGCGGTGGCCTGCTGCAGCGCCGCGCGCACCTGCCGCTGCACGGCTTCTGCCAGCACACACGCGCCGGGTCGTGCCTGCCGGTCGCGCCACGCCGCCCACACGCGCTCCACTTCCTGTGCCGCGCTCGGTGCCGCTTGCCTGACAAGGCCCCAGCTTCTTGGGCTGACACGCTTTCCCTCGGCTGCGGTGGCCGGGCGCCCCAGCTGCCTCTCCAGAAGTGCCAGCACCACGTCACGCGGCGGGGCTGGCCGGTCGCTGCACCGGGGCAGCGCCAGCGCACCCGTAGTCGGCTGGTCCTCGTGCTGCCGCACCAGCCACGCCCATGTTTGCGACCCACGAATGATGTCGTTGTGCGACCACAGCGCCAACAGCTGCGCCTGCTCCAGCCGGCGCACCACGGCCACCGCGTCCAGACGCTCAGCTCCGAGCGGCAGCAGCGGCACCAGCTGCGCGCTGTCCACCTGCACGATGCCATCCCTGTCGGCCTGCGCAGTTAGGTACAGCAGCACCATCCGATGCTGTGCGTCCAGCAGCTGCACCCTCGCGTCGTCCCACCACGTCGCCCGCAACACTACGTCGCGCATCACTTCCTCCCTGCTTTGCTTCACATGACAACGCCCGCCCGGTGCTGACGCCGGGCGGGCGCATCGTGTGTTTTAGAACGGGATGTCTTCGTCCTGCGCGTATCCGCCGGCAGCCTGGGCAACGGCTCCGCTTCCGCCACCAGCAGCAGCGCGCTTGTTTTTGCCTTCGCGGCACCACTTTTCTGCGTCGTTGATGGTGTCCTCCATCGCCTCGGTCACTTCGCCGCCGTAGTGACCGAACTCCTGCACCTTGACGCGGGTCTTGCCGTTGTAGGTTTCCTCGGCCAGCGTCACCCACACCGGGCGCCGGGTGAGTACCGACCAAGTGGCCTCGCCATCCAGCGCGTCCCAGGGCGCGGTCTGCCCCAGCGCCTTGGCCAGCTGCTGGACGCGCCATGCGGCACGCTGCGTCAGGGTCAGGGTGTCGTAGAACAGACCGCGCACGTCGGCGCCGCTACCCTCGGGGTCGTCCACCACGCACCAGCGGGTGTCAATCTTGTCGTTGCCGGCGTTGCTCTTGCCGTACTCGATGTCAGCGCACCAGACCAGCTTGCGACCGGGCCGGACGTCGGGGCGCCGCTTGCCACCACCACCACCAGTCGCAGGCGCGCTGGGATCCACCATGAAAGACATTGTTGTACCCTCACTTTTGCCTGTTGTCTGTTGTCACTAAGCCGTGCGCCGACGACGGGCCGGCTGATTGGGATCCGGGGCCTCCACGCGAGGGGCCGTCGGCGCCTGTGCACCATCCACGCTGCTGGTCGCCGTACCGTTGAGCTTCGCCAACCATGCCGTGATGTTGGGCGGCTCCACCGGGTCAAGACCCGGCAACGCCTTGGTCAGCAGCGTGGGCGGACCCTGCAACAGAACGCGGTGCTGCACGGTGATGGTGCCGTCCTCGGCCTTGGCACGCTCGCGGTACACGTACCCGACAAGCGAGAAGTAGCCGGCGATCTCGTTGGGCAGCTTCTTGCCATCGAAGGACGGCTGCGTGTACCGCTGCCCGGTGCCCTCGTCGTTGTCGCTGGCCGCCAGCGCGATGCAAACCACGTGGAACGGCAGGTCGCGCACCGTGCGCACGAGCTTCCGCATCCGGTCGGTGAGCGTGCCCCAGTCCTGCAGGCTGAACGACTCGCCGCCCGGCTGCCCCTTGCGGCTGGCGATGATCTCGTCTCGCAGCATACGCTGCAGCTCGGTCAGGCTGTCCAGCACGATGGTCTGGCACCCGGTTTCCTTGGCCAGCGAGCCGTCCAGCGCAGCCTTGAAGAACGCGCGCACGGTATCCATGTCAGACGCCTGCACCACCACGGCGTCCGGGTTCGCCGCCTTGATGGTCGGCAGGCCGTTGGCCTCTGTCAGAAGGTAGCACGGGCGCGGCGCAGTGCTGGCTGCGTGCGTCTTTCCCGCGCCGCTATCGCCGTACAGCAGCGCCTTGACCTTCACATCTGCGGCAGGCATCTCACCCACACGGGACCAGTTCAGAACGGACATTCCACACCTCCTGCCGCCTCTTTTGCGGCTTGCTCGTTGAGTTTCTTCACCGCGTTTGCCGTGAGCCAGCGCACTGACGGGCGCCGCTCAAACACCGCACGGCCCTCTGCACTGTCTTGCTGACAGATGCCGGTGAACGGGCAGCTGCCACCCGGCGTCCGGCACAGCGGCACGCGCGGCCACTGCTCAGCCACACTTTCATCATCGGCTACCGTGCCACCGATACCCGTAGCGGTGCCGACAACCGCGCGCCGCCAGCCCGACAGCCGCACCGCCTCGGCATACAGCTCCACCTCGTACCGTCGCAGCTGCTCGGGCAGGTAGCGACCGAACTCGCGGTGGTACAGGCTGCCGTCCACGCTTTCGCGCAGGTGCTGCAGCAGATCCCGCAGCGCCTGCAGCTCGTCCGGCTTGTAGCGGGCCGCGTCCTCGGTTGCGAGCACCGCATCCATCACCCAGCTGGGCACCCGCTGGCGCTTGTCGGTGCTCAGCTTGCCGCTGGCCAGCCGCTTCGGGTCGCGCTGGTGCCCGCTGCTGGCCACGTCCCACACGTAGCCCTCCACCTGCCGGCCATCGCCCCAGCGGCCCGTGCCCGTGAGATACCACAGGGCGCGCAGGTAGCCGGGAAGCTGAGTGTCGAGGCCCAGGTTCTCACCATAGGTGGCCGGGCTGGCGCTGGTCTTGGTTTCCCACAGCCACAGGTTGCCGCTACGACGGTTGAGCACCACAGCGTCAAGCTGTGCAAGCTGATACCAGGGCAGCACCACTTCTTGGACCTGCGTAGCAGTGTCACCAGCATCGGCCAGCCGCCATCCATCCTGCGTCGTCACCACCGGCACGCGGCTGCGATAGTGCTCGCCCGTGCGCGGGCTGGTGATCGGCGCCGCCACAGGCAGCTCCGTTGCCAACACCTGCCAGTCGTCGCGCATCCCCTGGCCGTACACGTGAAGCCATCCGTTTACGGCGCGGCGCAGGCGGTCCACCTCGCCCTCCACGCCTCCCTCGTCAGGGTCGTACACCTCGGGCGTGGCCCGCAGCTGCTGCGCCACGTATTCCACTGCGCCCAGCCCCGTGCCGAAGCACAGCGGGCACGCGCTGTCGGCGCCGCCGCAGTGCAGGCAGCGGTCCAGCCCCTCCACAGGGAACAGCTCCCCGTCGTGGTGCTGGTGCCAGCCGAGCACGCGCTCCATGACGGCATGGTAGGCGCTGCCGAACCGCATCGCGCCGCTGGCTTCGCCGCGCAGGCCGGTGCCGTACTCGTACCACCACCGACGCGGGCACCACGCCGACTTGCGCTCGCTGTTCGTCAACACCATTGCGCCGGGCGGAAGCCCCAGCACGCCACTCTCATAGCGGGGGGCAAGCGTTGCCGCCGCCCTAAACCGCTGCAGCTGTCGTTTGACACGTTGAGCCACTGTGCACCTCCTGCGTTGGTGGCTGCCTTATAGTAGGCACCCACACACTAACCCGCACAGGGTAATGGTGCACAATGTTATAGGCTACCACCCCAGCGCACGACGGAGCGCATCTGGCCCATTGTTCCTCGCCACTGGCGCTGGGACCTGTAATCCCAGAGCATCCCGATACGCCTGTTCCCGCGCACGCCACTGGCCACGGAACGGCGTCGGGTCCACTACGTCCACGACCACGGGCTGTGCCTTGCCGTCCGCCGTGCGCATCACTCGCCCGATGCGCTGCACCGCTCGCCCTGCCGCTCGCCCGGTGCTCGCCACGATCACGCAGTCCAGCACCGGCACGTCCAGTCCCTCGTCTGCCAGCTGCGTTGCAACCAGCACTTGCAGCTGTCGTGCGCGAAGTTGGCGAAGTTGCGATGCTCTTGCTTCCTTCCCTGTCGCACTGGTGGCATCAGCCGCGCTGACGCCACGTGCGCGAAGATGGGCAGCAAGCTGCTGAGCTTGCTCAACACGCGGGACCAATAGCAGGGTTGTTCTACCAACACTTGCGGCGATCGTTGCCAGCTGCAGTAGTAGCTCGTGTCTTTCCGGGTCGTCTACCAGCTGCTGCAGTGCACGCGCAATCACAACCTGACCCTTTGAGGTCATGCAAGCTTGCAGATCAACCCGTGCAGCACTGAACACTGGCAGGATGATTGGCTGCATGAGGTAGCCACCCGCCAGCAGCTGCTGGGTTGTGATCTCGTACAGCTGCTCGCCCAGCGCCAGCTCCAGCATGACGCGCATCCCGTCGCCGCGCTCGGGCGTGGCGGTGACACCCCACCTATGGCGAGCAGGCACTTTGTTCATCAGTGAACGGAACGTAGAGGCTGGCGCATGATGACACTCGTCCATCACCACCGCTCCAGCACTTCCCAACAATGGGTCTGCTGCTGCGCCAGCGCGAACCAGTGTTTGCACCATTGCAACCGCAATCTCTGGCTGTCCATCCTGCCCCCATCCAAGGGGGCTGAAACGCGACCGCCCGCCAGACACTACACGTACTCGGCATCCCCAGCTTCGCAGAAGCTTTGTCCACTGATCAAGCAGATCGTGCGTGTGGACCAGCACC